GACTGCCTACACAAACTCTCTACTCTATAACCTTTAAGGGCAATGTATGATCGTCAGCAGTTTCTAACAGATGCGCGTTATATATTGCCCTTCTTCCTACCTGCGTTGCATATTTACTATCTAGCAGGTTAACCGCCGCTCCTTCCCAATTACCACTCTGTAGATCTCGTAACATATTTTGAAAGTTTGATATGGCAGGTACGCCCATGTTAAAGCCAAGATCCATCATTACCATTTGCGCCCTGGGCGGTAGATCTTTTATCCATGGCCATCTTTCTAGTAATTCTTCCTGGACAATCTTTATATCGTTGCCCAGGAGAATCATCGCTTCATCTTCAGAGATACCTCTATCATCCAAATTGCGACCTACGCCGATCGTGTTCTTGCCACTTGTGCATTTGTAAAGCTGAGTTTTCATACCTTCAAACTCTATAAGGTGTGCGGTAAGTTCTTTAATCATCGCTAGAGTTTGACGCGCCAAAATAAAAAGAAATTATTGCAGAAGCTAGTCCACCTAAATAACCAAGTACCAGGTTAATAAGCGCTTCTGAATTTTGTTCTGGTGGTTGTAGTGTCACTAAGAATATGTAACCCAAAAAACCGCAGATAACTAGTATACCAACAAGCTTGCTAGTCCAATCTTTAGAGAATGTAGATCTAGCGTTTTGTATATCTGCTGTCTCTAGGGCAAATAAATCCACGTCTAGTTCTTTCATCTTAACTTCAAAATCATTGTCTATCTTTTTAAGATCTGCAAGTTGCTCAGGCGTGGCGTTCTGCACAGCTTTTTCAACATCTTTTGGAGTGTTCTTGCATCCCAACGCCTGAGAAACCATATTCATTGCCATGTTGCCCATTGGGCCACCGAGGGCAGTACCTATAGTTGGTGCTACAGCACCAATGACACCTTTAAGTAAATCTTTCATGCGTCAATTTGTAAGTTGCGTTTTGTGTCTGTCAACTCTCGTAGAGAGATATTTTTTAGTCACCTTGCCTTATTTTTATTGTATTAGAAGATCCTCCGTTGATTTTCACGACATTCTCTACGCCATCTTGTAAAAGAATTAACGTATAAGCGCCTGAACCATCTAAATCTATCCTAAAACTGTTGCCTACAGATCTAATAAGGCTAATTTGTTGACCTGAAATAATTGTAGTGATCTGTGTATCTTTATCCTGGCCAATGTCAGTTCCGCTAATTTTGATGCCTGTTGCGACCTGGTCTAGCTTATCTTCTTCATCATCTATAGCCAGGGCATCAATAATATTTAAGAGATCTTCAAGAAAATTAACATCCAGGTAATTTATATCTAATTCTGTAAACTCTAGATCCGCTTCATTGTCTAAGAAATTTTCTGACAAGTAGTCAATTTCTAAATCGTTGTACTCTAAATAATCTGCTACAGATTGATTTTGTGTACTTTCTTGCAGATCTTCTTTTGCAGTAGGTGGATTAACAATCAACATATTGTCTATGAGATCTAAAGTGAGATCTAAAATAACAGGCTTAGTTGGTGCCTGTTCATAAACACTTGCAACTGTAGATTGATAAGGTTGATTAAGAACTACCATGCCCATAGCTGTCTCTACTGTTATCTCCCCACTAGATGTACCGTCAAAATTTGGCAATAAGATAACTAAGGATCTGCCGAGTTCATCAACCGTTATAGTGAAGTCTGTACCTCTAATACCAATAGTTGCGCTATTAGTGCGTATTTTGATATTTTTTTTACGTACTTTACCTAGTTTACCTGTTACAAATCTTGCAGTGCCTTTAGCAAAAGTAAGAGCCATTTTTGATTTATCAGGGTTTGGATCAAATACAAACTCATCAATTAAAACTCTAGAATTTTCAGTTAACCGTATTTGTGTTTCATCAATAAAAGTTATGCCCATACGGCCTTTAGCAGTTTCTACTTTGTCATAACTTAAGATGTCAAAGTCTAACTCTGCTCCGTAGGGTTTATCTCTTACGACCTGGGCGTTACCGTTTAACTCGCTTATGTTTCCAATACTAACAAGAGGTACTTGTCCCGCCGTCACTTTGGATAACACAGATGCTAGAAGTACCAGTGCCGCTAGATATGATTTTAAGCCAGTCATTATCTAAAGTTGATTGCTGTTGTATGTTGAAGGTTCTATCAGATCCATCGTGGTCAAGATAGAAATAACCGCCTGAATAACCATCACCGTCATAAGTCAGTGTATTGTCAGATCCATTTATATCTACATAGTTAGTTGCTAGATCTACATCTATTGCCGCAGTTATAGAGTTACTAGATCCATTAATAATCCAATCTAGATCTAAAGTAGAAGCCTGGGCCGCGTTAGCCTGGTTAAGTGTAAATTGGTTACTATTTCCTGTTACATCTACGTTTATGTTTGATGAATCAGCACCATAAGTATTTGTAGGATCTACAGACGTGTTAAAGGTATTGCTGTTACCGTCAAACTCATAAAATCCTGTAAATGAATCGCCAATGATTTTTCCTAACCATTTATTAGCATCGCCAATCTGGTTTATATCTAAAGTCGCCCCTGTAGATGTAAACTGAAAAGCTGTTAGATCTCCTGCGGTGCTACCTGCACCTCCAATGATGTTTCCAGATCCTAATTGTTCTAGATCTATATTTGTAGATCCTGAAGAACCAACCTGGCTTATCCAGATCTCATTATCCGCGCTTGATAAAGGTGCAGACAATAAAAGTAATAAAATTAATTTTTTCATTCTTTATATCTCCATAGTTTAAGTGTCACACCCTCATTTATAGTTGCCAGTACAGCACTCTCTATTGCTATTTGTAGTGCTGTTGACATTGGTTCATTTGCTACAGATCCACCCTCTATTTCTACTAACTCTGTGCCTTCGCTTATAAATCTAAATACATCGTTATCCAGGGAAGCTGAGAATACTGATTTAGTAACTAGAACTTCTGTTAGGATCCTACCTGTGCTAACAGACACAGTACGTAGGCTAACTGTTACTTGATCTCTTCTAACTTTGCGGCTTGCGCCTAAACCTAAATACCTGGCACCCATACCTGCGCTTTCTATGTTAGCTTCATAGCTTAAAACGCCACCAGTCATGACCATGTCGCCAAACTTAAGCGGCATAAGCTTTTGATCTTCGTCAAATGTTTCCCTGGTAGATCTAATTAACTGCCTTTCTTTAGTCACTGCGTCTAGTGACACTCTTTCTACTACTTCAAAGAAATTAGAATGTTTCAAAGCGCGTATTAGGTAGGCGTGTGGTGCCTGGGTAACTGCTGTACTAAATGTAGCGTATTTAGAATTAGATCTTCTTTGTCCTGTAAGATCCTGGAAATCATAAACCGCTATGACAGGTTTTCTTTCTGGTTCTGCTACGTTTTTTAGATCTGTATGTAACGTTTGCATTACAGCATTTTCTAAATACTCAACTGGCGGTAAGTTGTTTTGTATTGGATCTATCATTAGCGTACAACTAGAAAGTAAAACCGCCGATAGGAACAATAACAGTAGTTTCTGTTCCATCTTCTGAAATGATCGTAACTTTAACTTCTTCATCTGTTATCTCGTATTCAATTAAATTACCGTCTAATTCCATAGATCCGCTTTTGTTAGGATTTTCACCAAACAAAGCATCTTCTACTTGCCTGGCAATGTTGGCATAAATCCTGGAAGTAAGGTTTCTCATAAACCTGGCTTCTACAGTATTATTTTTTTCTCTTTCTATTTCGTCTTGCAGTGCTTGTATCTCATCTCTTATAGCTTGCTTTCTATTGGTCTCAGTTTGATCTATAAAAAAATAATGATTAGAAGTGCCTACACCATTAAAAGAAGGTGACTTAAATTCATGCACCATTTCATCTGCCTGGATTTGCTGTACTACGACCACAAACAAGACTGCTACTAAACCTAAAATAACAATTAAATGATCGTAGTTTTGCATTAGTCGCGCCTTACATCGCCCCTGGTAGGATCTGTCTTAGATATTTTGTTTTGTTCTATAAGATTGGGCAGACCTAAGATGGTCTTTATCATAGTATCTTGTCTCAAGATCTCGTTATCCAGGCTTCTAATTCTGTCGATGAGTGCAACCAGGATCCCATGCTGTGCGTCTAATTTAGATCCTAAACGTTCTTCTATGTTGTCCAGGCTTTCTTGTACCTTGTCATCTACCGTGTCCAGACGTTCTGATAGGTTATCAACAATCTTAAATACTAATTTATATACAAAGAATCCTACGGCTATTAGTGCGGCCGTTGGTACGCCCAATTCTGACACTAATAAAACAGCTTCATCCATACTAAATGTACCTGGAAGCGAGTAGGGTAGTGATGATGAGTGGGTAGATCCCCCACATTATAGTTTCTAGTCTTTTAAATTTTGCAGATCCTTCGTCTAATCTGTCTTCGATGTATTTGAAACGTATAGAGTTTTCACGCTGATACGCTTCTAGTGTAGTGATTGTCTCAGTTTGGTTTTCCATTAGATCTTAGCAGATCCTCTAATTCTTTTTGTTTTAAATTGAAATGATCTCTTTTTAGATCAAATTCTTGTACTTGTGGTGCAAGTTCTTGTATTTGATTTTGTAAATGTTGCATAGTCGCCGCCACTACATATTGCTCATCTGTTAATTCTTCTGTAGAAACAACACTGCCATCAGGCATATTTACGTCAAAGGTTTGCTTTTGAATAGTGCCTTGAGTTTGTTCCAGGCTTTTTTTATCTTCTCTTTTATTTTCTTCATTTTTATTTTCCATTTTTTGCACTCCTATTTATGGATTGGTTTAAGAATTTGATGAAATGTAAGCTTTACCAGTTGTTACTGCATCAGTGTAAGATTTTTTGCTATCACTAGATCCTTTTACATCTGGATCTGTGTACTCCAATATGATTTCTATGTGATCTACGTTACGTTGTACACAAGCATTTATATCAGCTTGTGACCAATCACTAGCTACAGGGTTACCGTCTTCGTCAGTTGTACCACCTGCATATAATGATTTATTGCCATTGGTATTAATGTCAGTAATAACTGTTACGCTATCTGTTGCCGCTGTTAATACTTCTGCTACTGTTTGTTCAGCCATATTTATTCTCCGTTTAATTTACTTTCTAATTCTTCGACTTTTGCCGAAAGTTCTTGTACTGCTTTGATAAGAGGATGTACAAAAAGTTCTTGTGATATTGATTGACAACCATCGCTTGTAGATTCTGTCTC